CATTACAAGTATTTACTAGCACTGGTGAGTCCGCATCTCCAATATGGAGCAATGAAGGGTTAACACCACAAACAGTAGCTGTAAGAAGACAGACATCAAATGGTTCTACATCAACAACACCGGTAATATTGGACAATTCAAGTTTGTATGTTAAACGTGGTGGAAAAGCCATTATGGCTTATACTTATGCAGCAGATGGGCAATCTTATATTTCGACAGATGTTTCAGTAATGAGCACACATCTGATTAACAACCCTATTGATATGTCGTCATATACAATCAATAGTGCTTACGATTCTAATATTCTTTTAATGATTAATGGTGATAGGGATACAAATGGTGGTAGCCTTGTCACTTATCAAACTTTAGCTGAGCAAAATGTATCAGCTTGGGCTAGCACAAAAACATATGAAGGAAAAGAAACTGACTCATCATCTTTTGATGATTATTGGAACAATGTTTGTGTTGTAGAAGATGATGTATATTTTATTTCTACGCGTGGCGCATCAACGCAACATTATTTGGAAAAAATGGACTGGACTGTATGTATGGATTCATATGAAACCAAAACAATAAGTTCAACAGGTGTTCAAACTCTTTCATTCCCTAGTAGTACGCAGCTCCATGGCAGAACAGTACAAGTATTAACCGATGTTGGAACATCATCAAAACGTCCAACTGCAACATTTATTGGTAGTTTTCAAATGTCAGCAACGGGCGATATAATAGTAGACATACCTAAAACTGGAAAGTATTATATAGGATTAGGGTATGAAAATACTTTAAAGACAATGCCTGCACATATAATGGCAGAGACAGGTGATACTTTGTATACAAAGAAAACTATATCTAAAGTTTATGTGCAATATGTTGATTCATATTCATTTAAAATTAATGATGTTAGTGTTCCGGTAGAAAATTTTTCGACCAGTGGTAGTTCAGGAGGTATAGTGTTAGACCAACCAGCTGAACCAGATGATGGTATATTTATGACAAGTACCATTAAGCATGGATGGACAAGAACTTCATATGCAGAAATTAAAATGGAATATCCATTGCCATGTACAATTTTGGGTATATCTGTTGTATTGACAGCATAGGAGAATATTATGGGAATCACATCATCATTAGTAAATTCTTTCAAAGCTGAATTATTGGGAGGTTATCATAGCTTCAATGCTTCAGGAGATACTCCGGCAGGAAGCGCATTTAAAATAGCGCTCTACACAAATTCAACGACCATTGATACAACGACAACTGCATACGGTGGACCGA